TAAGTTAAGTAAACACATCGACTCAATGGCTTTAAACAAAGTCAACATAGAATTTTTAACAAAACAAATGGACAAAGTTTTACACGACATAGAAAAATTAAAAGATGCATCAAGAGATCAACACTACAAGAATGGTAACGGCCAATGATTGAAACAGTTGTAGCTTTATTGATGTTTGTAAATGGAGAAATAAAAGAACATCTTGTGCAGCCTAAAGGAATGGCACAATGCCTCCGGGGCAAGCGCCACGCGGAAAGACAATTTAGTGAATCTGTATCCTACAAATGCTATAAAGGTAAAGCAAAAATAGAGTTGTACCAAGGAAGAAAATATATTAAAGCTTTAATATTAGAATAATGAAGGTAGAAGCAGAAGTAGTAAACGGTAAATGTCCAACATGCACAGAATACACAATGTTAGTTGGATTAACTAATGAACTATATAGATGTATGAACTGTGGTGCAGACCTGCAACAGCACATTAATGGTAAGATAACATACCTACCTGTCATGACTTCACGTGATGATGGTGGTGTACCGTTTGTCAAAGAATGGGTTGAATGAAAAAAACCAAAGGTCTCTACGCAAAAGTAGCACACGAACCTATATTTCACAAAACAAGCATAGGTAGAAATCCCAGTAAATGTAAAATGAACAAACACAAGCGCAGGTCGTATAAAAAATATCGTGGCCAGGGTTGACAAACATCCCTAGATATCCTATACATACAGTATGAAAGAAAAACAATTAACAATAACAAGTAATGATATCACTCAGAAACAGTGGTCTAATCTTATATTAGAACTTAATCTGATTAAAAAAGCTTGGGCTGGATATGCAACGTTAAACATTAAAGCACCAGGTATTAAAAAGATAATATCACATGGCACAAGAACAACTTTTGAAAAAAATTGATCAAGCCGCAATTATGTGGAACAAAACTAAGGATCCTAAATACAAAGATCTTTGGTACAAACTTATAAAGGAGTATGCAAATGGACCTCATAATATTGAACGATGGAATGTATCAGTTAGTTCCATTAACAAAACAAATGATGGAACATATGTCATTAGTGGTAAAAGAATTAGATCTATTTGATCTCTGTGATATTGTAAGATTAAAACTTACAACTTATTACGACTACCCAATTAATGCTCATGTCATGAATGATGGTAGTGGTCAATTTTACGGTTGTATACAGAATTAAATACAAACCTATCCTAAAGAGGGAAATTAATAAGGATAGGTTATTGTGGTGAGATAGTTACAGTGTAACATATTTATCACAAAATTCAAATAGTTGATTCAGGGGTGCAAGTAAACCTAATATACATGTTATATTTATTAACTTCTTCTGGACCTATTTCTTCCATTTTTTTTAAAGATTCTTCATAACCAAACATTAAACAATCGTACTGATTATTAAATGCTGTGGGCCATTGGTAAGGCGGTAAACAAGTACCTGCTACTTGTGAACAAATAATCATACCTAAAATAATTTTCATACTTGACAAAGCTCCTAACGATCCTATATAGTGCTCATAATTAAATGAAAGGAAGTCATAATGACTGATATAACTAAATATAGAAACGTTTCATTAACACATGAAACATACAAGACTTTGATTAGTTTGTCGAAGGTATTATTGCCCGATGCAAAACTATCAATTAGTAAAACCATTGAGCAGATTGCAAATGAAAAAGCGAAAAAGTTAAATGGAAAAGTTAAAAAAGTATAACGTACACGCAATAATATGTCCAAACTGTAAAGGGAATGGATTTATTAAATTAGTGTTAGAAGAGGGAAGAGAACACGTGGTGGCGCAATGCCCTGAATGTGATTCGGAAGGGGAAATATATGTGGATGAGTCCGAAGTTATTGAGTCTTATATTGATGTTGATACTACTCCAGATGATGATCACAAGTTGCACTAGGGACTTTGATTTAAACCCATGGACCACGGTGTTAAAACAAACAATGAAAGTAAAAAATGAAAAATAAATTTTTTCCAACTCAAGTTGTTGATAATTTTTTTGAAGAACCTAAAAAAGTTGTCAAGTTTGCTAAAACTTTAAAGTATCAAAAAGGACTAGATGGCAATTGGCCCGGGGTAAGATCAGATGGTTTACATGGTGTAAACTATAATTTTTTTAATTCTGTTTTAAACAAAATACTTTCTTTGTCTTTTGACTATAACGCTCATCAAGTAGTTTGGAAAGATACTCAAATGTATTTTCAAAAAACATATCCTTATGATTCTAAAAATAAAAATAATATAATTAATCAAGGATTAGTTCATTGTGATGGTAATCAACCTATAGTTGGATTAGTTTATTTAACAGAAGGTGCTGATATTGAATCAGGAACTTCTATAATGAGTCAAGTTAAAAAATATACTTATAAACAAGCAGGAAAATTAATAAGAAATCATGAAAGTAAAAAAAGAAATATTTATAAACAATCACCAAAAAATCTTACCAAAAAAGATTTAAAAGATTATGTTAAATTAATTAAAGATTGTAATTCTGATTTTGTAGAGAACATAAAAATAAATAATATTTTTAATAGAGCTATTTTTTATACAGGTAGTGATTATCACAAAGTTAATTCATTTTACACAGGGAAGAAAGAAAGATTGACTCTTGTATTTTTTATAAAAACTATAGAAACTACAGGGTATTCTCCTTTACAAAGATTAGAATTATCTAAAACGGTGTTAAAAAAATGATTCCAGAAACAGACAGAGCATACATAGCTGGACTCTTTGATGGTGAAGGTAGTATTCATTTTAAACGGGGACCGGAAAAGAAAAAGAAACATAAGGGTAAACCTGGATACAGGTGGTCTAATAGTTTAAGATTATCTATGGAGATAACCATGACAGATAAATCTGTTTTGTTATGGGTGCATGAAGTTTTAGGAGTTGGTACTTTAACTGACAAGCCGCGTAAGGGTAAACGGGTTGACGGTACGCCGTATCTAAAACAATATAGATGGCGTTGTACATTCAGAGATGCATACTATGTGTGTTGCCTAATCTGGCCTTGGGCACATACTAAAATGCCTAAGATTCAACAAGTCATAGAACACTATCAAGGTTCAATAATGAATGGAAAGGTTGTAAGTTTAGAAGAGTATAAACAAGCAATGAGTTTAGAATAATGTTTGATAAATATATTTATAATTTTTTAATATTTGTAAACCACTGGTCAACAAAACTAACAAGTTGGTCCTGGTGTAAATTATATAAAAATAAAAAAGAAGGTTATGGCTACAGGAAAAAAAGATAGACCATGGGACGGTAGATCAAGACCGTCCGATGATAAGTATAGAAAAAATTTTAATAGAATTTTTGGAGTAAAATCTAAAGATGACGTCGAACATGATCACGTCAACAAAGATCATGCTAACAATAAGGAGAGTAAGCATTATGAAAAATAATGGCACTCAAGAGGTTGGTAAAGTGTATGAAACCTATGACTATGAACTATTTGTTAAAGTCAAAGGAAATCGTGCAATCAATCAAGCTCACGTAAACAGGTTGGCTAAAAAGATGGAAACTAGATTCCTGAAAGAGCTGCCGATCATTGTTGGACCTAAAGATAAGAATGGTAAACATCCTATTCTTGATGGTCAACACTCAGGTGATAGTAGACAAGCGACAGGGAGACCTATTCGTTATATTATCACTAAACATATCAGACCAGACGATATATCAGATATGAATACTGATAAATTAAACTGGGGTGATAAAGACTATCTCAACAAGTATGTTGGGAAAGGAAACGAACATTATGTTTTTTATAAAAGCATGATGGACGAGTACAAATGTTTAAGAGCGAAGTTCAGTACATGGACTGCGATCTTAAATGGAGTGAGAAAAAGAAACACTATTCTTGAAAAACAATTCAAGGATGGTTTGTTCTCAATAACAGAAGCTGATAAGAAAGAAGCTATAAAAACAGCTGCTTACATGAAAGATATTTTTGCGGAGATACCTAAATGTAGACTAGCTACGTTTTCATTTGCATTATTACATGCAATGGGTCAACCAGGCTTTGATCGTGAACACTTCTTAAACAAAGTCGTAAAGCAATCTAAAAAGTTTAGAGGTGCTTCTAACACTTTAGAGTGGTTAGAGATTATTGACTATGTTTATAATAAATATAATAAAAAGAATTCTAATAAAAATTTAGATTTCGACGAAATGTAAAAAGAGGGGGCCTTCGGGCCCCGTCGTAAAATTATGATGAATGATAAGGATATAAAAGAGCACCATAAGATAGTTGATAAGCTGAGTAAACAACAAAAAGAACTTGATGCAAGTTACAAACAATCTTTAGCCAATAAACAAGAACGTGTAACAAAAAATCAAGGTCTAAAGAAGAGTAATAAATACAACTACATACAAGGAAAACAGCTCACGGACCCCGGATCAGGGACCAGGGTTTATGACATAGATAATTATAGACTTCCTAGTGTTACTACTATATTAGGAGCCACCGCAAATAAATCATTTTTAAAAGATTGGAAGGCAAAAGTTGGAGAAGAGAACGCAGAACGGATCAAGAATCATTCTAGTAGTAGGGGGACAGCTATGCACAAATTCTTGGAGCACCATATTCTCGGAACTGGATGCGTTGATCTTACGCCAATCGGACAAGAGGCGCGTCCGATGGCCGACAAAATTATTGAGATTGGTCTTACGCCTGTGGAGGAATACTATGGGTCGGAAGTTATGTTACATTACCCGGGCTTATACGCGGGCAGTACAGACTTGGTCTGCTTACATAATGGCATGGAAACTATTGTTGACTTCAAGCAAGCCAACCGTCCGAAAAAGGAAGAATGGATCGAGGATTATTATTTGCAGATCGCAATGTATGCAATGGCCCATGACTACGTCTACGGTAGTAAAATCGAGCAAGGAGTTATCATGGTCTGCACGCCTGATCTATATTATCAAGAATTCAAAACACAAGGGGCTAGTCTTAGAGCCTGGAAACACAAGGCACTAAAACGAATTAATATGTATAATGAACTTATGCATGATGAGAAAGAAAATGTAATTAAACACGGAGATATGCCTGCATTGTTAGCAGAGTTTGAAAAACATGCAAAAGAAAAATAAAAAACGAAATCCTATTGCTGTGCAATTAAAACATTTTAAACATAAAGTAATTAAGAATAAAAAGAAATATAACAGAAAAAATAAATGCGTAGATTAATTATGCCGTTTGGATATCCGATATATATCAACCAACTCAATGTCGATAAAAAAGAATTTCAATGTGCTCAAAAAGAAAAATATGTAACTATGGAGAATACTACAGCTTCTTACACTAAAAATAAAAAAATATTAGATAATAAAAACTATAAATCTCTTAAAAAGAGTATTCTTAAAGAACTTGAAATATATACCAGGGATATTTTAAAAATTAAAAAACATCAAAAATTTTATTTGACTAGTTCTTGGATAAACAAACATAAAGAAAATGATTTTGGACAACCACACTCTCATTTTAATTCTATAATTAGTGGAGTGTATTATTTTAAAGCACCTAAAAATTCTGGAAATATAATATTTAATATTGAACAAAACAAAATACCTTTTACATCAACTGTAAAGTTAGATTTTGAAGAGCATACAATAGAAAATAGTGATGAGTTTTTCTTTGAGCCAACTGATGGTTTGATTACATTTTTTCCCTCAACATTAATACATAGAATTGGCACTAATAAACAAAAAGAGTTAAGATATAGTCTTGCATTTAATTTTTTTGTAAAAGGTATATTTGGAACACAGGAAGGAGAGTTAATAATATGAATGATATGTTGTTTAGAACGCTTCTAAAGAGATATGAAGCTGTAATTGAAGACTGTATGTACAAAATACAATCTTTAAGCGAAAACAATATAATAATTCCAGAGCACGTAGATATTACAGGAGAGGCTGATAAACTGCTGCAAACTATGGCTGAAGCTGAAGATAAAGTGGCCATAATGAGGAAATATTATGTCAAAAACAAGGCAGATACACAAATACTGTGATAAATATGTCACAATTGTGGCACAAATATCACACCATAATGACAGTGTATATGTATGGTAAAAAAAATAAAAAAAAAAATAAAAACTACTGTAGAAATAATGTCATTCTGTCACTTTGAGCTATTAGTGTTGGTATACAACAATAATGTATGCCAAAATGTTGTAAAAAAAAGTGTCATGTGACAGATTATTTTGTCACCTATAGCAATATCTCAGTTTGCCTATGCGCGCGCGATACAAAAAACTGGAAAAACTGATTTTTTTTAGATACATATACAGATATGCCAAAGAAGAGAAAAAGAGTAATAGCTGTAGACGGCCCGGACATTCCATATCCTAGAGTCAGAGTTGAATGGATTGATTGCGTTAGCGACAGCGGCTGGGCTACTGACAAAGAGTTTGACAGAATGAAGTTTGCAAAACCTATCAATGAAGGTTGGTTATATTCTAAAGATAAAAATTCTTTAAAACTATTTGCTTCTTACGATAAAGATGAAGATGGTATTACTTTTGGTGATCGGACGATGATTCCGATTCCTTGGGTAAAGAAGGTGACGAAGGTGTAATATCTTGTGACTCACCTTCAACAGTCTTCAAATCTAAAAGGGGTGCGTAGTCGTCTAAAATTTGTTTCATTTTTGCTTCTAATTGTTCTTCTGACAGCTCCTCTAATTTCCCTGTTTTTATTATTTTTCTGTCTATATATAACCCTGCCGCTTTTCCTCTACTTACTTCCGCATTGACAGCAGAAGAAAATGATCCTTTTTTTAAAGCTGCTTGTTTAATTCTATCTAACTCAGCTATATGTTTTGCATAACTGACTTCGTGTTTTTGTAAGCGTTCATCATGTAACTTACCTATGTATTGTACTACAAGCGGGGCATGTCTAGGATTTGTCAATTCACTTCCTTCAACACGTGCTCTCTTGGGTGAGTATCCTGCCAGCTCGGCAGCCTCTGACTTTGATACAGGTCCTTCCGGTCCGCCAAATACTAAATACTCGGCAAATCTCTTCTGCATTTCTGTTAATCTTTTTGGAACTCCCATGTTGACTTTTTAAGGTAATCGTCCTATATTGTCAAGGTATGAAAGATAAACGTACTTATACTAAATTGAAAGAACACGGAGTAGATATGACTTATGAAAATGAAAGTAAAATAGATCCAAAAGAAGATAGAGGGCCAGGCGATCTAAGTTTATTGATTGAACAACATAAGAAAGAAATTTGGGAATACAAGCAAAAAGAGTCTGAGCTGATTAAAACAAGAAATTTAGCAGAGGGTTACAAAAAAGTTATTGACGAGTTGAGTGCTAAAATTATTGACCAAATAAGAATCATAGCTGAATTAGAAAAAGAAATTGAAAGACTTATTGCAGAAAACAAAAAATGAGAGTAAGAGACCTACAACAATTTTTAGAGTCCTTTACAGCTAGAGATAAGTCTGCATCTGGTCAAGGAAACGCCATTAGTGATGCTGTAATTTATGTAGATGTAAGAGGACAGTTACATGAAATTAAAAAAATGGAAGTACACGAAAACAGTCAGACTATATTTGGGTTACACAAAAACCATCATTCGCATCGCCTTGTTATGAAAACAAGTGAAGCGTCTAATATAATTTTACCGGATAAATTGCGTACGCCGGGCGCGTAATGCATGGGGTAATTACCTCGATAACGACATGGGTCCAGAGGCAAAATTTTATCAACAAATCAAAAGAAATTTTAAAGAATTTTCGCTCATTAGACTGGAGAATTCCAGCTTACTTGGTACTCCTGATCTATTGGTCTATAATACTTCTGGGCACTTTTGCACTGTAGAACTCAAGGTAACGAAGAGTAAAAAAATACGTTTCTCACCACATCAAATTGCCTTCCATAAACGTCATCCGAAGAACACATTTATCATGGTAAAGGCCCTTGGTCCTTTACCCAAGAAAACTTCTTCAGTTTTCTTGTACCGTGGTTCAAGAATCACGGAGCTTGCTGCTTGTGGCTTGAAGCTTGACGCTTGCTACTCTGGTTGGGACGCTTGTCGCTTGGCGCTTGAAGCTTGAACCTGAACTGGTTCTGGTTTGCTTGATGCTTGCTGCTTGGAGCTTGAAGCTTGGGGCTCTGCAACCTGCCCACGCGTTGAGTTAGCAGTAGAGTCCTCCCGAGCTTGAAGCTTGTGGCCGGTCCCAGGCGCACGCTCTCTGGACTCCGTCGAGTCATTGTCGCTAATGGCCTGGTCCCTATTGCGTAACCTAGCTAGCTTACGCAAATTCTTATAATACTTTGGATGTTTAAATTCGTACATTAATGTTTACCGTATGAAACTACTTTTATAGCAGGATCCCAGCATTGTCTACAGCTGCCACACTTGCCGCCCTGAGATGGGGCTGGACAGCTCGCGTCCTTCTCTACAACCATTGAAGAGTTGGGCCAGGTATCGTTGCGCTGCCCAATCATTGGCGGGCTAAATCTTATAACAAGATTGTCTGGCTTGCTGGCCAGGTGGTCCTTGATCCATGCTTCCCGGGTTGGCATCCAGTGCTTAGTGTCTGGTGTTTGTCTACATACTTCAAAAATTTTATTTAAATGATCCAGATCCTGTACATCTCCTGCATCATGCCATCTAAAATATTCAGAGCGCTTGACTTGAGCTGTCATTGCTTCAATCCAGCGGCTGTCTTGTAATGATTTTAATCTTACATATTGAGCTGCCTTGATGGCTTTGTATCTGGTATAATTACCCTTGAGCGCATAACAACTGGCGCATACTGAGCCCTTAACCTTCCTGAGCTTTGACCCTGTTTTGCATTCCCACGCTGGCAGGCTGTAACTGAGCCCGGGCATCTTGCTAGTTCTGGTTAAGCTTCCAGTAATTTCTTTTGCTTTTTTTACTAACATACTTTCTCCTTTAATTTATAGGATACAATAACATTGTACCGTTGTCTTGTCAAGCTTGCAGCTTGGCGCTTGCAGCTTGCAGCTTGGTGCTTGTAGCTTGGGCCCTGGTCTTCTAACCATCGCGCATGCTGCACTAGTATTTTAATACTAGGCAGCCCGGGTTGTCTACTCATCTTCCTCATCTGCATATGCTGTTATGTAATCTCCAAGATTCATTTTAACCTGCATCATTGCTTCATTGCAGGCTTCTTCTTCGTCTTCTGCATCAAAAACTAAATCAAAGTTTTTAACCCATTCCTCATCTACTTCTATTGATACTCTGTATTTTTTTGTCATTTTTATACCATCCTTTCTCTTCAATAAGATCACAGATAACTTTGAACTCGGCTGGGCCATCGTGTTGATCAGGATCCCAGCCTTCAGCATTGATTTTACAAATTTCTAAAATCTTTTTAAGTTTTTCTTTATCTGTCATTAGTTTGCTTTCTTTTTTTCATACTTTTGCATATCTTGCTTCACTAGTCTCAGGATCTCCTCCAGAGCGTCTGCTATTCTTTTTAATTGTGTTGTGTCCATAATTATTCCTTTCTAAATTCATCCTACCATATCCTACAGCTGCTGTCAAGCTTGAAGCTTGTAACTTGCAACTTAGAATCATTCTAAATTTGCAACTACAGGTTGAATTTTTTTTCATATAACCAGCAGCGCCATCCTGATCAGGGAAGCCAGCGCTGCTAGTCCAAGTATCGACGCTACCCTTTCAGGTCACAGCTTAGGTTCAGGGAAATGCCATAGGCGAGATATGTACCCCTAACTTGGTCATCATCAGCAGGACTCTCTTCACGCCGACGCTTCTGCAGTTTTGTCAGCACTAATAGAGTCCAGCAAATAATGATCAGTCACTATGCTACGAGGGTAGTCATGGCGCCTGCCTTTGCATGACATTTGACTAGCCGGGCGCAATACCCTTGTTATAGTGTTTATTCTCACAGTCAACAATGACTGATCCCAGATCCAAGTACCTCCATATATGTCGTTGCGACAACCTTGGATCAGGGATCAGTTCTGGTTCATAACACGAAGACGGACTAGTGTCGGTGTGACGTGCTACAACCAGAAGTTGTCCCTACAAATTAAAATGACAGACAATCAAAATAATTTATAAATCAAATATAATGCTTGACTATCCTATTGTCAAGTGCTAAAAAACATTTATGCAAAAAAATATAGAAAGGAAACACATGACTAAAATAAGAATGAATACAGAGTTAAGAAACAAACTCTTTAATAAAATAAAAAATGTTTTTGAAAATGAGGACACTCAGGAACGAGAGGCATTTCTTCAAGCAAGAGAAAATGTTGATGAGATGTATATGATTGCACACAAACAGGCAAGAGAAGTTGTTGAGAGATCATATCCAAAAGAAGATGTTGCAGTATTAAGAACTTTCAAAAAAAAATATGGCGATCCTTGTGATGTTGTTGCAAAAGATAAATGTTTTTACTTTGCACACTCGGAAGATAAAGATGAAGATGGGGACACAACAGAAACAAAATCACACTTTGATTTTGGTTTGTTTGGTAATCTAAATGGTAGTGAGTATTCAAGTGAAGATGGTAAAAAGTTTGCATTTGCATACTACCGAGAAGAACTAAAAGCAAAAGATTGCAACCCTGATATTTATGCACAACAAAAAGAAAACAAAGATAATCCACACAAAACAAAACATGTTGACGAGTGTACTAAGGCATTGGGTGGTAGTGGTAATAGTTATAGTAGTAGTAATGATGTTGGCATGGCTAAAACTTTTAACGCACCATACTATCTTGATGTTATTGGAACATCTTATTGCAGATCAAGAGCAATCGCTTGTACTAAAAGAGAATATAATTTGTTTGAAAGGTGGAGAATTGCAAAAGCAAATTTAGTTTCTAAACATCAAACATGGATTGATACAATTCAAAAACAATGCGATCAATTAAAGATTGGATTGAAAGCATACAGGTATCTAAGCGAGGGAATAGAACTTGCAACAGAACTTGGAATACAGGTTGATGAGGCAGAACTAATTAGAACTAACTCAACAGGTTTGACAATCTATAATCCTAGTAATTTGGCTAGTATGATTAAAGGTATGAAGAATAAACATCAATCAAGAGAGGCGAAGATATTGGCTAGAAAACAATATGAAGAAAGTATAAATTAGTGGTTGACAACCTATCCTACTTCGTGTAGGATAGGTACATACAAATAGAAAGGTATAAAATGGAAAACAACACACAATTCAAAATAACTTATTATTCTAATAAGGACAAAAAACACATAACAAGACAGGGCAAATGGACTGACAAGTGTAGATATTGGACAAGCAAACAAGGTGCAAAGCTGATAACATACTTTGATATGGACGCAGATAATTATAGAACTGCTAAAGGCAGTTGGAAAGTGAGGTATTAATGAAACTATTAGGAATACTATTAGGATTTATATTTGCAATGATTGGATTAATTATTGCAATACATTCAGCACATTGGGTTGTTGGATTACTTTTAACTTTTGGTGGATTATTTACTTGTTTAAATAGTTTGCCCTCTTACGATGAAAGGGTTTTATAATGGCTGAAATGAATGAACTACACTTTGAAACAATAGACAGAAACAAAGATATCAACATGCAACGCAACAAGATTAAATATCTAGAAGATAGAATTGCAACACTAGAAAAAACTCTAGAAAGTCATGCAAAGATATTAGCTAGATTTCAAATGACCGAGGGGGATAGCAATGCCAAATAAACATTTTTGCCAAGGACCAACGTGCCACGAAAAAACCACACAAGATAGATTTTTAAAATCTAGAGGTGTGGTCCGAGGTCGTTATGCATATACACCATTGGACCACAATTCAGAATATTACAAACGAGGTAAGTTTTTTTGTAGTACTAGATGTGAGGGCGAGTGGTTAGATGAGCATATGGAAAGTATTGAACAATCCAGACCGATAGAGTTTATCAGACACAGGCGAGAGAGTGGTGGTTACGAAAAAAGAACTACTGAACACGAGGGTTGGAATGGGCAGACTTATAAAAGTAATTCAATCACGAGGGTTGACAATAGGACCGAAATAGAATAGGATTATCCTATTAACAAGAAAGGAAAATATGTTGACACAAAAAGAACACGAAGCAGACAGAACAGAGCAACGTAAGAATAGATTTAATGGAGAATCTTACATGCTTACAAAAAACGAAGCAATCATTCATGATAGAATATTTATTAATGAATTAACTGCTACACTAGAGGACCAAGAAGCAGGCGTTGACGGTACGTCAAAGCTTTGGGACAAAGTACGTAAGGATATAAACTACTTCAGGCAACACAATGCCGAAGCATACATGGTCTTGCTAGACTAGACCAACCTTTCTTGCCCTGGCGCTAAAGCGCCAGGGCGCACAACACACGGACCAATAGAGGTACCACACCCAATCCCAATTAAATTTAGTTTATATAAGTCAATACACCTTAAATAAAAAAGGGGTCCCACTACTCTAGGTTGTATTGCTTGATTTAGACAGTTAATGGTGGTAAAAAACTTCTTGAACACCTAAGATGGTGCAAAAAATTTTATAAAAATTTTTATGAATTTAAATAATATAGATATAAGTAAATTACCTGCCGATGTTAGAAAAGAACTTTTACAGTTACAGGTTCTTGTTGCCGAAAAAAAAATTAAAAATCGTGCTAAAGATGACTTCATGTCCTTTGTCAAAGCTGTGTGGCCCGAGTTTATAGAAGGACCGCATCACAGAGTTATTGCTAAAAAATTTAATGACCTTGCTACAGGTAAAATTACTAGACTAATTGTCAACATGCCTCCACGTCATACGAAATCAGAGTTTGCATCTTATCTTTTGCCGGCATGGATGGTTGGTCGTAACCCAAAATTAAAAATTATACAAGCAACTCACACCGGAGAACTCGCTGTAAGGTTTGGTCGTAAAGCTAAAACACTAATTGACAGTGAAGATTATAGAAAAATTTTTGATACAACACTTAGAGAAGACAGTCAGGCTGCAGGAAGATGGGAAACTGCACA